TGCGACGATGGTCACCTTAAATTTCTGTGAGGCATGGCCCTATGCGCCGCGCGTTTACCAACCGGTAGGTCATTTTTTTGCCGCAAGTAAGCCGGTGCCTGACTTTCGGCTGCATGCCGAATGCGAACCCGGTTCGCTTTGGCCAAAAAAATAGCCCCGCCGAAGCGGGGCCAAGTCAGGGAGGGGTCTGAGGATTGAATTCGGACCTGGCCTCGAGGACAGGTCGGAGATTCAATCCAATTTCTAGGTCATCTGTTGCCAGCGATGTGCCGACCCGGATGGAACGGCTCCCCGGCTCACCGGCATGATCAACTCGCCGCGCCGCATCGCATCAAGCTCCATCGCCTGATACTGCACCTTGAAACAATGGATCGGGCGGTTGATCGCGCCGCTCTCGGTCATTGGATTGTTGACCGGCACCCGCTCGACGTAGGCGACCGCCTTCTCAAGCGTATCGAACAGCATCGCCTTGCGAATGTCGTGCGTGAATTGCGCCTTGCCCTCGCCCTTGTTGAAGTCGGGATCGTACCATTCGAGAAACGCCTTCTCGATCCACTCGTTCGGGTGCGCGTAGATTGGCCCGCTGCATATGATCACGTATTTCATTCACATCCGCGCGTCTGCGGTCCAATGCCAGTACATGCCGCTTGTGCCGCCGCTTGTGCTCGTTGAGCCATAGCAACGGGCCGAGATATCCGAGATGCTATCCACGGTCCCGGCAATATCGGCGCTCGCAATGGTGTCGTAAAATTTGCCAACGGCTCCGGTGCTTGGGCTGTAGACCGTGATCACCGGAGTAGAGATGCGCTTGCGCGTATTGAACCTGATATTCCTGCCGACCTGAACCAGCGTCGTATTCTGACCGGCATTCAACATGGATTCCGCACCATTGAGCGATCCGGCTGCGGCTACGGCAGTGCCGTAAGCATAAGACTTCTCCCAATAACGCTGACAGCGGACCAACTCAGTATCAAAGTCGGGTATCTGAAACGGCGGCGCGGCGTTGCCCTCGTACACGCCAACGTCCATCAGATCGAAATAATTGTTTGCCGTTGCCATCAGATTGGTTTGACCAGAGATACCGACATAGTTGCCAGCAACCCAAGTATTTTGGCTCGGCGTGAAATAGGTCGAACCGCATCCAGTAGTCCAATAGAATACGAGCTGTCCGCTATTGTCAGACGTCCATGTACCTGTCGTGTCACCCGGAATGGTGATTGAGAACTGAGCATCCGTGCCCAAAGCGGTGTACGTGAACGACGTAACATAGCTGCGGGCGCTAGTGCCATTGCGCACCGATAGCGCAAACGTGCCTGTGATGTTGCTTCGGAATGTGAATTGGATCGTGATCGCTTTGGCGTTTGCGGTGCCCCACATCAGGTCAGCCATCCGCACGCCTTCGATCTTTTGCACGAAGCCCCAATTGTCGCCTGCGCCCGGACTCGCGTTCACGGTGATGCATTGATACCGGATGCGATTGGGCGAGTTGCTGATACCGGACGCTTGCGCAACGTTGGCGACGCTGATCGTACCGGCAGTCAAAGTCGCGCCGCATTGCCATTGATCAGCAGGATAGAAACCGCCGCCGGCCCCGCTCGCAGAGAGGTTCAACGATGAAAGCATCATCGCGCCGTTGAGCATGTAGTTCTTTTTTACGATGTCGCAGTTGGCGCGGAATTGCGAGCGTTGCGCGAGCGTCAATGTCTGCGCGGCGTCATAGCGCACTGCCTGCGTCAGATGATCGACCCATGCCGGAGTGGTCCCGCCTCGCGCATAGAGCTTGCCGTCATTCGGTGCCTCGCCGATGCCGCTTGTGCCAGCGGGGCCTTTGATATTGCCGACCGGCGAGCCCCACGACGAGCCGCTGTAGTTATAAACGTCGCCGGTCGTGGTGTTGAGATACTGATCGTTCGCTAGCGCGCCTGCAATCGTACCCGGAGCACCCGCGCCTTCGTACCAAAGCGAGCCGCGTGTGCCCGTTGGTCCCGCTGGCCCCGTCAATCCAACAGGCCCCTTGATATTGCCGCTCAACGTCCATGTGCCGCTCGTCAGCGTGTAAACGTCGCCGGTCGCGCTGTTGAGATAGAAGTCGCCGTTGGCCTGCCCGCTAATCGTGCCCGGAGCACCGCTGCCCGTGTACCAGAGCGAGCCGCGCGTGCCGGGATTGCCTTGCGGTCCCGTCGCGCCCGTGTTGCCGGGAACGCCTTGCGGCCCCTGTGCGCCCGTCGCGCCCGTATTTCCCTGCGGCCCCTGCGGACCAATCAGCGACGTGCCTGCGGGCCAAACGCCGGACGCCTTCGGGCCGTAGATGAAATGCGTGTCGGTCGCGATATAGAAATCGCCGTTATTGCCGAGCGTATTGGATGGCGCACCAAGCCCATAGAGCACGGTGTTGCCCGCCACGCCCTGCGGGCCTTGAGGTCCGGCAGGACCGACCGGCCCTTGAATGCCCTGCGGACCTTGCGGACCAATCAGCGAGACGCCCGACGTTGGCCATAAGCCGACCGCCTTCGGCCCCCACATAACGTTTGCCGATGTGTCGATGTAGAAATCGCCGTCGCGGCCCATCGCTGGCGATGGCGGCCCCGAGCCATACAGCACAGTGTTGCCGGGAGTGCCCGGAGCACCCGGAGTGCCAGCGGGACCGGGCGGCCCTTGTTCGGGGACTTGGATTGTTTCGACTTCGAAATCGATGGCAACCGAAACGTCGTCGCCAGGTTCGGGCGAAACGACTACGTCATAGTCGGTTGTGACGACTACATCATAGCTCATCTATTTCTTCTTGGACTTGCTAGGTGGCGCGCTATGAACCGAGAGCGACATCGCAACGCCACCTTGCTGGATGTTGGCCATGTCAAAGACTTGCTGCAACGCTGCATCGCTTTGATCGCCGTTGGCATCGCGCGGCCAAACCGTCGCGGGCCCGCCGTCGAGAAACGCGACATAGCCGGGATCGCTCGCCGGAATGACTGCTTGCTGCTTGCTCGAGTAGATGCGCCCGTCATCCGCGAGCCAATACCAATCCAGAATGTTGTAGATGCGCCGCTGCGGCGGCATCGGTGTTGACGGTGATAGATACTCGTCAGGCTCAGGCATATTGCCCTCCGTTGGATACCGCACCGACGATGGTGCCGGGATAATAAGCGGTCCCGCCGCCGTTGCTGTCGATGCAGCCATTCAGGTTTGCAAGATAGCGCGTGCCGGTGACGTTGCCGTAGCCCGTCATGCTCGACCAGAAATAGGAAGTTTGCGCGGCGTGGTTTGAAACGATGAAATACGAAATCGAACACGCCACCGAGATGGTCAGGGTAGGCGCATCGAGCCCGTTGACGGCGATGCTGCCGCTCATGTTGGCGTAGGCGTGAGCCCCCCCAGTAAGCGAATTTCCGGGCGAGCCGCCGCTGATCGTATGGGGGCCGCGCGGCACGATAGCTGCCCCGCCTGACGACATCATGTGCGGGCCCGAGCACGCGCCATATTCCATGTACGCGACTTGAAGGCGCGAGGCATAGCCGATGTTGAGGCCACAGAGATTGTCGCCGCCCGACGTGCTGCCGCTCGTCGTCACCTTGAAGCCGTTCATGAACTGCATGCCGATATAGCTGCCGATCACAGACGAATAGTTAGCTGTCGTGATGGTGCAACTGGATGGCGTGGTATTGTTGCCTTGCCACGTCACGCTTCCATTGCCGCCCGGTTCGGGAAGATAATAATAGGGATACGTGCTGTTGGCGACGTTGACCTGAACGCTGTAGCCATTGAGATTGAATTTGTTGATTTCGTTCGATGCGCGCTGCAACGTCTTGTAGGGCCCGTGATTGGTGCCGCTAACGAACGTCGCACTGCTGCCGTCATAGTTGGTATCATCGCCGGTCGCATAATTCACATAGAAGGTTTTCGGTGCCAATAGATAGACAGGCCCGCCGCCCGAATAGCCCGACGACCAAACGAGTTGAAAATTCGTGCCGTCATAGATGAAGCAAACGACTGCACCAGCTTTCAACTCTGCCGAGTTCAATGCCGTGCCATCGACATGAACAATCGACTTCGGCCCCAAAGCATTGACGTTGAGCGTCGATGCGCCAGTGTTGACATTGCCAATCTTCATCACGACCGTCATGTACTTGAAGTACGCGGTCGGTGCTGGCGTCAGCGTGGTTTGATATTGGTTGGCGGTGCCCGCATCGTCATTCGACCAAAGCAACGTGCTCTGGATGCTCTTGGCTAATTGATGCTGATCGGAATTGCTCGGCGTGATCAATGCCGCATCGCGGATCACGTTGACGATCTCGCGTTGCGGATACTCAATCGATGCAGCGGGCGGGATCGAGCCTTGCGTGCCGGTCGAGGGGTTGCCGTTGACGTAAGGTGTATCGCCCCACGTTACTTCGGGCGGCATTCCATAAGGCTGATTGTATTGCATCGCGCATTTACCTCATCTGCTTGCGCCAGGATTGATGACGAGCGAGCCCGACCAGATGCGGAGCTGTTGACCGCTGCCCGTGGTCCGCACCAGCGAGTGCTCGTAAGCGCCGATTTGCATTTGCACCAATTGCGCTTGCGTAATCAGCACCGTGAACTTGCCGTTCGGTGCGTCGGTGATGGTGAGGCCGCCGTTCGAGGTCGTGAGCTGCATTTCCTCGGTCACGTCGGCGGCGTTAAAGCGAATGCCCATCCGCATCGTGTTGCCGGTGAGATCAATCGGCGGTCCCGGCGTTACTCCATCAGAAAGCAAGGTCTGATAGATGAAGCCGCGCATGAAGTCGGCGTCATTCTCGCAAGTGATGTCGACGATTGCCATGCTACGGCGTCCCTGCCATCGGGTCGCTTGGATCGGTCAAGCCGCCAAGGTCATAGATGATTTGCGTGTGCGCGGGCTTCCAACGGTTGAGGATGCACTCGAGATCGGCAGGAATGCCGATGCGCAGATGCGGATCAACGCCGCACTGCCCCGAGCTGCAGCGAAACCACATCAGGCTCGTCGCCGAGACATGCACCGTCCAATAGAAACGGTTCTCAGGCGGCCCGAGCCCATAATTCGGATAGGCGCTTAGCTCGCCATTCGCGACGGGATTGCCGAGCGGATCAGTGACCGGCAGATAGCCGAGTACCCAATTCTGATTGAAACAGGGATCGGTCCCATCGCCGTAGACGCGCGAGTCGCCGCAGCGGTCGATGCCGCAACCGAACGTGCGGTATTCGCTGATGGTGATGTCGTAACCGAGAAACTTCGCGAAGTTGACATAGAACTCGCGCGACTGCGAGCCGTATAGCGTCATGCGCGCGACGAGCGCTTGCTGTCGTGCGGCGATGGTTTGCGGCGCGGTGTAGCAGGGATCGGGCAATCCCCAATTGCGTTCCCAATCAGGGAGCAATTCGACGGTAGTTCTGGGATCGCTTTCAATCTCCAAGAGATCGGCGGCGCGACCGTCTACGTAGCCCCAATAATTGCAAAGCCCATCGCAGACCTGCCATAGCACGCTTTCTATCGAGTGCTTCGGCCATGCTTGGCCTTGTGGCAAGAGCTCGAGGAAGGCGTCGCGATAGTCGCTGCCCGGTCTGCGGATATGACGATCACTCACCCAAATGCTCCAAATATGCGAGCACGCGCCTGATTGCTTCGACGGTATCGCCCAACATGCCTAAGCCCATGTTGCAATCTCTGCACAAGTAGCCTCGGAATTTTCCCGTCACATGCTCATGGTCTAGGGCAAGCCCGCGATAGTGAACGCCTTTGCCTGCGTCGCGATGGCAGATCGCGCATTTATTATCGACGGGCGGGGACGGATAATCGGTGCATTCGGCGTAGCCATTTTTCTTCACGTAGTATCGGCGTTGATTGCCTGTGCGCTGCGCTCGCCGCTCTTTCAGTCGCGCATACTCTTTGACGCGCGCTGGATTCTTCTTGCGCCAGCGTCGAACGGATTTGAGGCTCATTCGTAGAGGATTGTGCCCAGCGTCGCCATGCTGCCGATGTTGGGCATGACGTAATCGGTGTTCGTGATGAGATCGAACGAGATCACGCTAGGTGCCTGCATGATCGCCGCGCTGACCCATGCCGAGTAAATAGTTTGTCCCGGCGCGGCCATCTGGAACAGCATGTTCTCTAGCTGCGTCTGGATTTCCGCCTGACATTCCGTGGTGTTCGGATTGAGAGAGGCAATCGTGATATTGATGAATTGCTTGATCGGCGCGGCGACATAGCAATCCTTCGCCGTGACAGGACGCGTCTGATTGATGTAGGTCGCGACCGCGGTCACGTCGTCAGGAAGCGGGAAGCCGCCATTGCTTGCGCGTAGATCGTCCATCATGAAGCGCACCGTCATGGTGCCAATGCCTTGCTCGACATTCGCCCATGCCCGCGTCACGCCCGGAACGGCGAGCGCCCATGTGACATAGTCAGCCTGCGAGCCGCCCATCGGCGGATTGCGTATGCGCTGCAGAATCCTGGCGCGCAGTTCATCGTCGGTTTCGGTATTGGTGCCGCCCTTGAGCCCATAGGCATAGGCCGTACTGGAAACGCCGGGGATCGATGGCGAGATCGCCAGCGACGAGCCATCTGGCAGATTGCCAAACGAGCCAGCGTCCACCGCGCGAATGTTGCCGGTCACTAACGCGGTCGCGGATGTGGTGATGTCCTTGAGCGTTTCGAACGTCACCACGTTGTTAGGCGAATTGTAATTGATTGGCATCGCTGCCGCGCTCTGCAGCTGCGTCCCCATCGGAATGACGGTGCCATCAACGAGGCCCTGAAATTGCGC